TATCAAAAAATACATACATGAATTATATACCGAATCAATTTATTCTACATTATAATAAAAGAGGAATAACTGATGTTACAGATAATAAAGCTATAGACAAGGTGTTAAATAATTGGGTTCGATGGGGATGGTTTGAGGATAATATTCTCTCCAAATTTTTGTCAATGACAACTCCCAATGGACAAAACAAGGTCATAACTGAGTTTAGATCTATTGAAAATAAACTAGACAAACAAGGTAATCCCACCGACACATATGAAAGTGTTAGAATTAGAAATCATGAATTACTAGAAACTGTCAATATTAATAGTTACATATTACCTGGTCAATTCAAACCAATGCAACAACGTCAAAAAGACGAGATAGTTCCAAGTGATACAGAACAAATAAAAACAAAATCTCGTGGAACCAGAACAGTTAAGGTAGAAAATGTTTCAAAGGGTGTGCCAATTTCAAAGTCACAACCTGTTAAATTTGAGTCTAAACCACTAAGACATTGGTTAAAAACAGCTGAACTTCTTGGTTTATATGAGAGGCGTCGTGCATTTCGTGATAGTGTTTTAAATCCAAGTGGGGTTGACATATTAAGCAGCACTGTAGATGTTAATGTATTAAGAGGTATAATTGAACATGATGATTTACCAGACGCAGATTTGGAATTAGTAAAAACAAGACTAATAGGTGTTCAACAAGCTCAAAAAGTAGCAGATGAAACTAATAGACCTTTAAATATGGGAGTGGTAAATGCCGAACAAGAGAAAGCAAGGGTTGAAAGATTTAAAATAGACTTACCTGGTGATGCTGAAATTTTCCATAAATTAAGTAATATTACAAATCAATCTAATTTGTTTCCATCTTTTGCAACCGAGAGCGATATAATCGAAAAAGTTGAATCCATAACACATACAGTTGTTAGTGGGGACACGGTTGGAGCTATAGCTTCAAAATATGGTGTCAAATCAGCTGACATTGTAAGTCTCAATAAATTAAAAAATGCTAATAGCATACGAGTTGGTCAAAAGTTATTGATAACAGGTCAAAATACCTCAACTGATAAACCCATACCTGGTAGTTATGGTTACCTTAGAAATATGTTAATTAATACAAGAGTCATAAAAGAAGCCTTTGGTGTATCCACAGATGGTAGTTATGGAGTTGAAAGTATTAATATAACAGAGGCTTTACAAACAATGTTTGATTTAATAAATCAAGAATTTCCTTTTTGGAACTTTGAAGTGACTGTCGATTCTTTACAAGATTCAAGAGTAAAAATAGTAGATAATAATATTACAGAATTTGACTTTAACGAATCAACACTTAAACAAGCTACTAAATTTGAAGGTGGTCAAGTTGTCGGTGATGCTGGTGTTTTTTATTTTCCAACTTGGCAAAACAACAGTATAGTAAAAAGTCAAAATATTACAGCTAAGTTACCCTCATCCATGGCTATGGCTACAATGTATGGTTCAAATATGAATCAATTAAAAGATTTCACTAATCCAGGTGGTCAATTCTCAGAACCAGCAGGTGTTATAGCAGGTGGATTATATAACAACAGTTTAGATTTAAATAAAAACAATATAGACATAGCATTTAGAAACAAACAATCAAGAAATATAGGTAATTCTAATGGAGACGAAAATGAACCCTTAACAATAAATGGTGGTGATGATATATTTTCTAATTTAAAAACTAAAGAATTGGAACAAAAATATGAGACTAGATTAAAAGATATGAACGCAAACATCAAAGTAGCAGCTGATAAGAAAAAAGAATTACAAGCTAGAAATATGTTTGACGATTCAGTACCACCACCAATAATAACACAATTGAGTGATGAACAAGTGTCCACCATATTATTGGGTGACCAAGATAATCCAGAACTTGATGATTATTTCAAAAAATTATATAGTTCAAAATATGAAGAAGATGGTAAAATGAAAAAACAATTTTTACAATCAATTAGTTATTTAACCACAAATCACGGTGAGTATGCTAATATTAATATACCAATTGTAATACCTTTGGATTTAGAGTTAGATGTTGATGGAATTGGTGGTATATATCCTGGTAATTCATTTCATTCCAATTATTTACCATCTAGATATAAACACAGTACAATTTTTCAAGCTTTTGATATAAGTCATAAAGTTGATAATAGTGGTTGGACAACAAGTATTGGGGGTAAAATGAGAGCTACAAAAGGTGGTGTGTTTATTGGATTGAAACATATTCAAAAAGTGTTTGGTGAGATGTATGATAATATGGTGAGTAGAGCCAGAATAAATACAAAAGATGCTCTGAAATTTAAAAAACAACAGGATAAGGAATTTGATAAAGCCTTAGCAAAAAAATAAAATGGCTGATAGACAAAAAATAAAACAAATACACGATAATACTGATTTCAAAACAGAATTTGCCGGAATCACACAAGATGGAGAATTTATTTACGACCAACATGGTGGTAGAGTTCGAGCTGGTTTGGAATATCATGTACATTATACAAATGATAAACAAGAATTTTATATGTTGGGTGGAACACACAATCCTGATTCTAAAATAATCGTCAAAGTTGGTGGTGTTAAAACACTTTTTTCAAGATACAATTCACTCAAATCATCGACTAAACAAGAATATCCATCCATTACACCAGGTTATCCTAGTGATAGTGATTATAATATTGGTAGTTTCACAAGATATTTTACTCAATCCCTAACACGTTCTGGTTCACCGGTATTTGAAATTTCCAAAAAAGATTTTCAAACAAAAAACGATTTATTCAGATATGTAAGTATTAACTGGAAAATAACTGGTACAAGACAAGAGGTGTATCGTGTGAATGAGATATCAACTAGAAATGCTAATGAAGAATTACGAGGTGTAAGTGAGGTGGTGTTTCCCTTAGAGTTTTGGAGAGCTCCTAAAAACTCACCCACAACTTTAGCAAAAAAATTAGATTTATTGAGATAAACTTAATACTTATATTTATATTAAAATAAAGGTTATAAAATGAAAAGTCAAGTCTTGGATAAAGGCTTTATTGAGGTTGTTGATTCATTAGGAAATGATTTAACAGTTGTCAATTCAGCTCGAGTATCATTCGGTAAAAGAAAAAAATATTGGGACAAGTCGGATAGAAGATTGTGTATGTATTTAGCTAAACACAAACACTATTCTCCATTTCGTCATCTACAAGTTCAATTTCACATCAAAGCTCCTGAGTTCGTAATGAGACAATGGTATAAACACGTTGTAGGAATCGAAACCACATCAAATAGTTCTACTAAAGACCATGCTTGGAATGAAATTTCTGGTAGATATGTGGAGTATGATGAGTTCTATGAACCAATCTCTTATAGAAAACAATCTGATGATAATAAACAGGCTAGTGAGGGTGAGTTCGAGAAGGGTGAGTATGATTATCATTTCGTGGATGCAAATTGGACTAATGCTCATGAAGCTAGTTTATCTGCTTATAAACAGTTAATTGAAATTGGTATGGCTAAAGAACAAGCAAGATGTATATTACCATTAACATTATACACAGAGGTATATTGGACAGCATCTTTTCAAGCCATAATGAATTTTATAGAATTAAGAAATGAAAAGACATCACAGATTGAGATACAAGAATATGCAAAGGTTTTATTAGAATTAATGCATGAAACATTCCCAAAAATAACAGGTATATGGGCAGAGGCACATAATTGGTAATTGTAGAAACCACAGATGATGTAAAACTATTTGAAAAATCATATAAAAATCAAGACAGTATTGTAATACCTATATTGTCTGATGTGAATAAACATCCTGTTGAAAATACCTTATCTTTGATTTACATCCAAATGATGGATGGTAATGAGTTCATCATACCGTATAATCATAGTGAAACAATCATTGGGCATAATATAAATTTGTTTTCCGATACAACAAAATACACACATGATAAAAAACTATTAGGTCAATTGTATGCAGTCGGTAAAGTAATAGATGTAAATTTACTTCACTATATGAAAACAAATCAACCTCTTGATATAGAAAGTATTGATACAAATACTCATAATTTTTTCAACATGATGCATTACAAGAAAAAAGATATAAACACAATAATACCTGTTTTAAAACATTTAGAGTATTGTCGTAAGTTGAGTGAATTACTACGAGTTACAATAGAAAAATACAACGATACTGACAATATGACATATAATAATGAGGTATTGTCAAACCTATCTCATATAGAAAGAAATGGATTACAAACCACAAGTGGTAAGGTGTATAGTCAATATAACATTTACACTTCTACAGGCAGACCATCAAATAGGTTCGGTGGAATTAACTTTGCAGCTCTGAACAAAAAGGATGGTAGTCGTGAACAATTTATAAGTAGATATAAAAATGGTGTGTTGGTTGAGATGGATTATGATGGGTATCATTTACGATTGATAGCAGATAGAGTAGGTTATGAATTTCCTAAAGGTTCGGTTCATGAACACATGGCGAAACTATATGGTGTTGATTATGATAAAGCTAAATCTCTTTCATTTCAATATTTGTATGGTTATATTCCTGATGAAATAAAACAAAACAATGAATATTTTAGTAAAGTTAATGATTATATTAATATATTGTGGGATGAGTATAAAACCAAAGAATTTATCGTTTCAGATATTTATAATAAGAAGATATATAAGAAAAATTTAGATGATATGAATCCAAACAAGTTGTTCAATTATATGATACAATTAATGGAGACTGAAAACAATATGAAAGTATTGGGGGATTTAATCCCTAATGTGATGGAGAACCTTGATTATCAAAGTGATTTGATACTCTATAATTATGATGCTTTTTTGTTTGACTTTAACATAGAAGATGGGTTAGATTACCTACATAAAGTAAAGAATACTTTAGAACAAGATGGTAAATTTCCAGTTAAAGTTAGTTGGGGATTGAATTATCACGAAATGAAAGACATTACGGAGAAATTTGTATGATACCAAATTTAGATACTATATTGACAGAGTGGTCATATAGAGTTGGAGCTATAGATTATAAAAATGAAAAACATTTATATCATTTAAATGAAATACTAATCGAAAAGGGTTGGCCCTATACAATTATAGAAGAATTAATACAAAATTTAACTGAAGATGATATCGTTAGAAATAAAAAAAGTGGAAACACTTATGTTGTAAAAACTCACAATAAAGATACTCAAGACTTGATTAAGAAAGATGCATCTGATGATGAAATTAAAAAAGTAAAACAAGATAAAGATGAAACAAACAATACAGAATATCTAAAAAATTTAGACATAGAAGTACCAGAGGGTTTATCTGATGAAGAAATTAGTAGTATAGTCAAAACTGAAAAGGAAAGAAGAAAGTTTATTGGAGAAACTGTAGATATTTTAATTTCTCAAATTGGACAACAAAGGGGAGCAGGAGCTTATAATGTTGATAGAAAAGATTTACAATCATTAAAATCTTTTGCAGAAGGTAAAGGCCCTAAGGTCGAAAACTATTCAATAAATCAAGATGATATCGATTTAGCTTACTCATCTATTGAAGAAAAAGTAAAAAATGTGGAGGGTGTATCACTCGGTAAAATAAGAGGCATGTTACAAAACAAAGGAGCTGCTGATCCTGATTCTGTAAGAGTAGGTACATCAGATAATCCTGGGCCTGGTTTCGGTAGAAGAGATAAAATATTAGAATCATTTCTTGCGTGTGGTGGTAAAAGTGCAGTTACAGGTAGACCAGTATCTATTGGTGGAAGTAATGTGGATCATAGATTGTCTTTGGGTTTGGGTGGTAAAGATGAACCTAAAAATTGGATTTGGATGGAAACAAATCTAAATATGATGAAGAGTTCTTTATCAGATGATGATTTAATCAAAAGAGTCAACAAGGAATTAGAAAAATCACCAGAGGAAGAGAGAAAGAAAAAATTCAAACAACTACTAACTAAATTTACTAAAAAAGCTTATACAGAACATTATAAAAAAGTATTTGAAAAAGGTGGCAATGGTGGATTTACAGAAGATGATTTTAAGAGTATGACACAACCACAAATAAAAAATATTATAAGAGGTTGGAACGCTGTGTATCCAAAAACTTCGGATTTTTATGTTAACACTTACAAAGCACAAGTTGGTGGTTCAAGAGCGGATAAGAGTGGTAAAGGTGGTAGAGGAGTAGCCCTTAACAAAGGTGATTTAATTAAAAACGTGGTAAAACAATTTAGTAAAAAACAACCTGTTTTATCCTCGGAAGAAATAAAAGTCATGGATGATGTGTTGAGAAAACAAATAGAAAAATTTGAAAAAGAGAATAAGTAATGAAAACTCAATTACTCTGTACATTCACAAAAAGAAATAAATTCTATGAAACTATAGATATTATCATAGCATGTAATGACATTGTGTTCAATAAGATATATGCATTTCAAAATGAAAACGACCATCATCAGTTGATATGTACTTACAATGTAGAATACGATGAGGATTTTATGCAAGGCATACCTGACACCATTTCACTACACAGAAAAAAACACACCAATACACTTTATACAATTAATGCCTTAAATGATTTAATTCGTGAACTAAATGGTGGTAAGTTAGATAAGACTTTTCCAATAGAGTGGGAAAATTATAAAAATTCTTTACTACTAACAAATGAGGAAGGGTTGAATAAAATACCAACAAGAATTTACACAATTGTAAATGTAGACACTTGGGAAAAAGATAAAAAATAAATTGTATTTTCAGAAAATTGATAATACTTATAAATGTATCAAGGTTACACTTGATTAACAAATAACAAATAACTAATTAAATAATGGAGAATAAAAATGGATTTAAATGCAATCAAAAATCGCCTTAGTCAACTTCAGACAACAAACAACAGAACTTCAAACTTATGGAAACCATCACCAGGAAATCAAATCGTTAGAATCGTTCCTTACAAATTCAACAAGGACAATCCTTTCATCGAGTTGTATTTTCATTATGATTTAGGTGGAAAGAATTATCTTTCACCAATTTCATTTGGTAGACCAGACCCGATTGAAGAGTTTGCTCAAAAACTCAAATCAACTGGTTCAAAAGACGACTATCGTCTAGGTAGAAAAGTTGAAGCTAAAATGAGGACATATGCTCCTGTAGTTGTTCGTGGTGAAGAGAATCAAGGTGTTAAGTTTTGGGGATTTGGAAAAACAGTTTATCAAGAACTACTTTCTATAATCGCAGATCCAGATTATGGTGATATTACCGACACAGTAAGTGGTCGTGATGTTGCCGTAGTATTCAAAACCGCTGAGGAAACAGGTAAGTCTTTTCCCTCAACGTCAATTCGAGTAAAACCAAATCAAACTCCTATCACAGAGGATGCATCTTTACTTGAAACACTAACTGAATCTCAGAAAAACATTACTGAGATTTATCAAGAACAATCTTATGAGGACTTAACACAAGCCCTCAATGATTACTTGAATGGTGGTTCAACAACTGAAGAGGAAACTCAAGAAGAGAAAACAGCTGTAGCTGATGCCTCGACTTACGACTCACAGAAAACTTCAGATGCGTTTGACGATTTATTTAACAATTAAATAAAAAACAACATAGTGGGTGTTGAAGCCAACACTAATAAAACCGAGTGTGTGCAAAGGATTCTTTACAAAGCCGGACACACCCACTATCTAACTAGGAGAATTGAATGTCAACAAGAGATGAATTGGCAGGTGTTTTAGCCGACACCATTAATAAAAACTTCAAGGACATGAAAGTAGCCTATTTCCTTGATGGAACTGATACAACACCCACAGATATAAAAGAGTTTATTTCAACTGGTTCAACTATGTTGGATTTAGCAATATCAAACCGACCAGATGGTGGTATTGCAGTTGGTAGAATTACTGAACTGAATGGATTGGAAAGTAGTGGTAAATCCTTGATAGGAGCTCACATACTAGCTGAGACTCAGAAGAAAGGTGGTGTTGCCGTCTATATAGATACAGAGACTGCTGTTAGTACAGAGTTCTTGGAAGCTATTGGATTGGATGTTGAAAGTATGTTGTATTTACATTTAGAAACCGTAGAGGATATATTTTCAGCTATTGAAGAAATAGTAGCTAAAGTTCGTGAATCAGATAAAGACAGATTAGTAACTATTTTAGTAGATTCACTAGCGGCTGCTACAACAAAAGTTGAGTTAGAAGCTGAGTTTGATAAAGATGGTTGGGCCACTTCTAAAGCTATCATACTATCGAAAGCTATGAGAAAAATCACTCAAATGATTGGTAGACAAAAAATAGCTTTGGTATTCACTAATCAATTACGACAAAAGTTAGGTGTGATGTTTGGAGATCCGTGGACAACTAGTGGTGGTAAAGCTCTACCATTTCATGCTTCAACTCGTATCAGATTAAAGAATATTGGTCAGATAAAAGATAAGAAGAACAATACGATTGGTATGAAGATGAAAGCTCAAGTCATAAAAAATAGACTTGGGCCACCAATGAGACATGCTGACTTTGAACTTTATTTTGAAACAGGTATTGATAATGAGGGTAGTTGGTTACAGATGATGAAAGCTCATAAACTAGTCAAACAAGGTGGAGCATGGTATACCATGAATGACCATAAAGGTAAAGAGATTAAGTTTCAATCTAAAGATTGGGCTGATTATCTTCAAGATGAGGAGTTCAGACAACATTGTTATGAATTAATCTGTGACAAAGTAGTTCTTAAATATGAGAAAAACTTTGGAATTGATGATGTAGTGGTGGAAGAGGAACTAAGTGAGTAATGGTAAATACATATCTATACTTGATGAGATAAAGAAAAAAGGTGGTTCATTAGACGGTGGTGAACCTAATGACAAAGTACTCATAATAGATGGCTTAAATACTTTTATTAGAGTGTTTAGTGTTATACCAACTACCAATGATGATGGTATTCATGTTGGTGGAATAGTTGGTTTTCTAAGGAGTATCGGTTACACTATAAATATGATTAGACCTACCCGAACCATTATAGTTTTTGATGGTAAGGGTGGTTCTAATCGCCGTCGCAAGATATATCCTGAGTACAAACAAAATCGTAAAACTAAGTATAGAGTAAATCGTTCTTATGATTTTGCATCTCAAGAGGATGAACGACAAAATATGATGATGCAACTTTCTAGATGTGTGGAATATCTAGAGACATTACCCATAACTGTAATGTCTTATGATAACATTGAAGCTGATGACACCATTGGTTATCTATGTAGACAAGTTCTTACTGATTCTAAAATAACTATTATGTCCACAGATAAGGATTTTCTACAGTTAGCTAATGGAAGAATAAAAATATGGAGTCCAACCAAAAAGAAAATGTATGATGATAAAATGGTGATGGATGAATACGGTATAAATTCACACAATTACATTTGGTATAGAGTATTGGATGGAGATAAGTCAGATAATATTCCTGGTGTAAGGGGTTTGGGTTTAAAAACTATTAAGAAAAAATTACCTTTTTTAAGTGAGAATAGAATAGTTGATGTCAATGAAGTTGTGGATACTTTACCTGAGTCAGAGGATATAATAAAGTTAAATTATCAATTAATGCAGTTGTCTGATGTTGATATATCAGGTTCGACAAAAACAAAAATAATCGATAAGGTGAATGAACCAATTAATAGATTAATAAAATTTCAATTTCAAAAAATGTTTTTGGAGGATAAATTATTTACAGCTCTACCAAATGTAACAAGTTGGTTGAGTACTAATTTCAATCAGTTAAATCAGTATGCTGAAAAAACTCATAATCAATGAATGTAAATTATAATGTATTAGATAAATTTCTAGATATAGATTCTAATGAATTGGAATATCATAAAGTCGTAAATAATATTACAAATGTAGACATTGAATATGGAATAGAGGTTATTTTCAAATATTATCGTAAGTTTGGTTTTCCACACTACACAATTCGTGAAGATGAGAAATTTGAACACATGAGAAAACTAAAAAAATTTGATACAAATTCAATATTAAAAAATAATCAGATTGTACAGACCATGCATGGATTGAGATTAGCATGGACATACTTTCCACATTTTTGGGAAGTACGTTGTGGTGGAACTAAACAATCCCCAATGGAAATATTTCACGATGATAAGAAATTTAAATCGACAATTCGTAAATGTTGGAATTGGAATTTAAAACATTTCAAGGGTGAAGAGGGTATGGTAAAAAATACCTTCAAGGAGAATAGACTACGACAATCCTTAAAGATTTATACAGGTACTCAATCTGTAAGTAATTTTAGACCTACAGCTGCTAAACTCATCTATGAGAAGTTTGGTGGTGATGTTGTTTGGGATATGAGTTGTGGTTGGGGTGGTCGATTGATTGGTTTTTTGGCTAGTTCAAGAAAAAAATATATTGGTACTGAACCATCTAGTAAAACCTACGAAGGTTTATTAAAATTAAAAAAAGATTTTTCGTATTTGAAAAAAGATGTCACTATTTATAAACTCGGTAGTGAAGATTATGAACCAAAAAAAGAATCACTAGATTTATGTTTTACTTCACCACCCTATTTCGATACAGAAAAGTATTCAAATGAACAAACACAAAGTTATATAAAGTTCCCAACACAAGATAGTTGGGTAAATGGATTTTTGAAAAAGACAATACAAAATTGTTATTATGGGTTGAAAAAAAATGGTTATATGTTAATCAATATTGCTAATACACCAAAGTATAAATTTATAGAAAAAGAAACTGTTAAGATTTCTAAAAAATTAGGATTCAAACAAGAACAAACATTACAATTAACATTATCAAGTATCATGGGAGCTGGTTATAAATACGAACCTATATTTGTTTTTAAAAAGGAGAGTTCATGAGTGAAACTCTAACACAATTTGGAACATCATTTCAAGCTAAAATTATAGCTTCACTAATGAGTGATATAAAATTCTTACAAACTATTAGTGATATATTAGAACCATCTATGTTTGATTCTGATTCTAATAAGTGGTTAGTAAAGTCAATTAGAGATTACTACTATCAGTACAAAAAACAACCAACTCTTGAAGTCGTTAAATTCAAAGTTGATGAAATTGACAATGAGGTGTTAAAAACAGGTGTCATAGATAAACTTAGAGAGGTTTGGAAAAATATAGAGGCTACTGATTTAGAATTTATACAATCCGAAACATTGGATTTCTGTAAGAATCAAACATTGAAAAAGGCCATACTTGAGTCTGTTGATATGTTAGAGAATAAAAATTATGATGGTATAAAAACTCTTATCGATGATGCTATGAAAGCTGGAACTACAAGAGATTTAGGACATGATTACGTTCCATCATTAGAAACGAGACTTGAAGAATCATCTAGGATAACAGTTAAAACACCGTGGGATGTCATCAATGATATAACTGATGGTGGATTAGGAAGTGGTGAATTAGGTGTGATTGTAGCTCCAGCTGGTATTGGTAAAAGTTGGACACTGCAAGCTTTAGGAGCGAGTGTAATTAGACAAAAGAAAACAGTTGTTCATTATACATTAGAGTTGAATGAAAATTATGTTGGATTAAGATATGATTCTATTTT